CCCGGCAGTTGATAGGCGTTGAACATGTTGGTCGGCGTCGAGAGCACTCCCTGCTTCGCCGCCTCACCGGCCGCCTTCGCTGCACTTGCCGCTGCGCTTTGGCCGAGCGCAAACGGGGCCATGATCGTCGCGGCCAATTTCATGACATCTCCAGCGGTTGCCCAATCTCTACCAGCGCCGTTCGCGCGCTCCATCAACGCGGGTAATACGTTCTGCTGCCAGCCCTGCGTGAAGCCTGCGCCCTGACCGATGTCCTGCGCGTTCTTGCCGGCGAGGATGCTGTTGTCGAGCATCACGTCACCGAACGCGGACAGCTTGCCCATCGCGGCGTGGTGCTGGTCGGCCCGTGCCTGCGCTCGCGCCTGCGCGCCCTTGTAGCCTTCGACCATCTGTGTCGAGGACACGGGCGCTTCGATGCCGAGAAACTTCGTGCCTCCGGCCGTTTCAGTCGGCGGCGCAATTTTTGCGGACGATGCGGCCAACTCTGCCGCGCGCTCTTCCTCTTTCGCCTTCGTTCGCGCGAACGCCTCGGCCGTGTTCATCGCGGACGCTTCGCCTTCCTTCTGTTGCTTCGACCGTCGCTCGCGCTCCTCCTGCATGACGCCGGCACGGGCTTGGCCGGTCTTCTTCTGGCCCTGTGCGCTCGCGGCCGTGCCGGCCGCCATGAGCGCGAGCATGATCCATGTCAGCGGTTCCATTTACGTGCCTCCCACGTTGCGCGTGTAGCGATTGCGCTCATTCCAGCCGGGGATGCGGCCGAACACGTTGTAACGATTCTGGTTGTATCGTTCGAGGTCAGCCTGGGTAGCGAGGCCCGCGCCCAAGTCGGTGAACACTTGCCCGAGCATCGGCATGGCCGGCGGTTTGGTGTTGTTCGCGATCTGCGCGGACGCATTCGCGAAGGCCGCTCCCATGTCCGCTGTCTGGTTGAGCTGGTTCAACACCGTGTTCTCGGCGTAGGCCACATCCTTTTTGCGCTCGTTCTGAAAGCCGATGCCGCGCTGCTCAATTTCGTTAATAGCTCCCGCATGAGCTGCCGCTTTGTCCTCTTCCTTGTTGATCGCCACCTGAGAGTTTCCGAGTCCAGCACGTAGGAGCGAGGCCCGAAGCTGTTTGCTCGCTTCAGCGAACTGCCGCTCCATGTCGGGCGTGTACGCTGCCTTCGTCGCTGCCATCAGGTCGTCGTAATACTTGTCGTTGAAGGCGTCGCCGAATTTTCGGCGCGTCTCCGCCGTGCCGGTCTTGACGCGGAACTGCCGCGCCTCCTCCTCTTGGCGAGCACGCTTTGCTTCCTTTTTTGCACCACCGTCACCGAACATGGGTCAACTCCTTTGCGTACTCGATACCGCGCAGCTCGTAGCCGGCGCGCGTTGCGACCCGCAGAAACGCGGCGCGTCGCGAATAGAACCGCATGAAACGCGCCTCACCGAGACGCGCGAACATTTCAAGGTGCGGCTGGAATCGCAGGAAGGCATCGCCGCCCTGGTGCCACACTAGATAGACAAACAATTCCGTTTCGCCCTCGCGGTACGGATAGGCGTCGAAGCGAACGATTGCGAACGCGGAAGGGTCCGCGGAATCCACGAGCAACACCGCGCGTTGCTCATCGAGCATCTGGCGCACACCTTCGATGTCCCAATCCTGATCGGCGTACATCGCGGACAATTCCTCGAGGCCGGGCAGAATGTCCGCCCACACTTCGCGGTGATCCGGGCAGTGGTAGCGCGTCGCCATCACAGCCTCAATCTGCTGTGCTGTCAGAGAAGTGCAGGGCTGCATTTCCGATCCTCGCTGGGCCGACATAGGTGGACTTCAGTTCCAGCGACAGCGCTGGCGATTCTCCGTTGATTGCAATCTTCTGCTGCGCGTAGGTGCTCTTCGTCAAGTTGGCTAACAAGTCGAGCGCCGTAGGAACCGTGGGATCGAACGAGCCGCGCACGGACCATGTGCCGAACAACGCCAAGTCGATGCCGGTCCAGTTCTTCAAGGTCGCGGGCTTGTCGCCATCAATGTACGGAATGCGCGCGAGCGCTTCGGTATTGTCGTAGACGTTGCCGTCCTCGTCACCGTAGATCACGATGTCATTACCGGAACGCCAGTAAACGCTGTCGTCCGACGACACTAGATAGTCGATGGGCGCCTCAGTGGCATCGTAGTACGTCCATGCCGAGATTCGACTGGAGGGGTAGAAGGACAAGACAAATATCTTGTCGTAGAGCGCCATCCAAAGCCGGCCGGAGCGCGGATCGACTACTCCCCAGCAATTGAACTTCTTTTGCAGTTCGGTGAGGGTTCCAATCTTCTCGCGCACGAGGTCATCAATCAGGTTGCCGATGTCGGCTGCAAACGCCTCCAGCGATGAGCTGCGGGAGCGCAGCGAGCGGATGCCACTCACGTCGAGATACATGACTTCGCTCTGTCCGAATGGCACGGCGCTGTGCGGCGCAAAGGTGCCGGTGCCGTGGATGGTCTGCTTCTTCGCGTCGCCGTCCGGGTTGCCTTCTTCGATGTGCCACACAAAAATGTGGCGCGTACCGAACACAGCCAGGTCTCCGTTGTAGTCGGCCATCGACATGAGAAAGGGGGATTGGCTGGTCTGCATCGAGTGCTGAATGAAACCGGCGGTACTGCCGACACCGGACCATACCGTCGCGTCCTCTGTCACCGAGTAGTTGAGCAACGATCCCTGCAACGAGAACATGCGCGAGTTATGGGCGCGGGCGAAGTATCCCTTCTCATCGATGTCGCCGGGGTCGAGATGTGGCGAGGGGGCTTCCCTCAATGAGCCTGACGAGCCGGGGACGCCGCCGGCAAACGTCGCAGTGCCACCGGGGTCCACACGACACGGGCCTTTGACCTTCATCTCGATCTTCCAACCGTTGTAAGTGATGCCGATGTCTTCGATCCAGAATTTCACCTTGTTCAAGTTGGCCTGGGCCTTGACCACGACCGGGGCAGCCCCTGTTACGGGCGGCACGAAAGAGTTGACAGCAAACATCGCCGCCGCCGCCGTTGACTGCGTATTGGTGGGCATGACATCAACGATGCTGCACACCGGCCAGCCGCCGACGACCGCGCTCTCCGGGACGATAAGAAAAGCATCGACACCCCAATTGCGAGTAGTGGCCGGGGCGAGTAGGTAGATCGCCGTGATGGTGATGTCAGGTGTCGATTCGGGTTTCGTGTTTGTGTACGCGAGCGTGAGTTCCGCTGCCGGCTTGCCGCCGGGAGAGGTCACTGGAGGAGTGCCGCCGCCTTCCACCGGGGGATTCTCTGGCACGACCACGGGCTTGTTGTCGTACCAGTGGATGATGCGGCCGAGAGGGTAGGTCGCATCCGGCGCGTACTGCGCGACCACGTACAGGTGCGTGTTGAATTCTTCAACCGACAGGATGCGGACGAGGGGCGCACCCAATGGATCGGGGATGGAGTGGTAGATAGTGCCCGGAGGCAGTCCCACCGGAGCCGTCGCCGCGTCTCCCCATGTGTGATAGATGCGCCCCTCAGTCACATAGAAGCCAACCGTCGTGTCCGGCATTGTCGAATCCACGACAAACGCCGCGCGCTTCTCCAGCTCGCCGCCCAACGTGACGTGGCAGTCGCGCCCATCGAGGAGCGCGCCCGCTTCCGTCGTATCGCGTAGTCGTCGCGTGTCGATGCCTTTCTCGAATGACTTGACGACCGTGTAGCCCATCTACGGCCCCACAGAGAACGGGACCGGGTGCGCGTAAATCTCGGGCTGCTGCCCTTTCTTCTCGGCGTCGCCGCCATTGAGATTGAAACTGCGGTTCTTCTCCTGACTGCCGCGCAACTTCATGTAGAGCGAAGTCGCCGCTTGCTGTTTCGCCTGGGCATCGTCCTTGCGATCCCGCACGAGGATTTCCGCTGCGGCGGTCAGCACAATCAGATCCCCGTCGATGTCACACCGATCCGAGTCCACGTTGAACGGACGCAGGAATCGAATGCCGGTGAAACGGATGTTGCCTTCGAGCGTGCCGCCGACGATCCCGGAGTCAGACGGCAGCGGCCAAACCTCCACCATTCCGCGATTGTCAGGAGTGCCGGCGGTGTCGGCAGGGTCCTCGGCGATGTCCCAATTCATAATCGGCCATGAGCGCTCGTTGTTGCGCGGATCGTAGGTCGAGTAGTGGCGCTCATTGATGCCGAAGGTCAGCGGCAACCATTGCCCGCCAAACTTCACCTCGGCGCAGTCGATGCGCTCGTAAGGTAGATCGGTCGGGCAGTTGTAATAGCGCTGGCCGGCGTTTAACTGGATGTCACGCGACACGCGCATGTGCATCCAGTCCCAATCGGACCAGATGCGTCGCTGCGTGCGCTTGAGCACTTGAACCAGCGAATCCCGATTGTTGATGCCGTGGGCTGCGTTCTGGCTGTAACCGCATTCCGCCTTCAGGTCGCTCAACAACTCGCCGAGCGTTTGGCCGCGCACGCGCTCACCCGGACTTCGCGCTCACCTGAAACTTCGCGGCAGCTTCCGCAGGTTTCAGCAGAGCTGGATTGATGCCGAGTGAATCGATGCGCGAGGGAAACGCTGTGCCGGGGAAGTCGCGCCAGATGTTCTGAATGCGTTCGCCGTGCAGTGGATAGGCTTCCTTCAGGCGCTGGATTTCCTCGAACGGTTCGCGCTTCACTTCGCCCACCGGCTCAATGGACAGAACGGCGTCCGCGCCGTGCAGTGACTGCAAGAGCAGCACTTCGGCGGGGGAGAGGCCCGTCTTCCAAACCATGTTGTTGCGGTCGCCCGTCAGCGCGACCATTGCGTTCAATGTCTGCATCGCTCGCTCCTTGTCAGAAAAGGGGCGGCAAGAGCGCCGCCCCTAAATCGGCCTCGCGTCACGTCACTTGGAAGAGAGCGTGACAATTGAGCTGATCGGCACAGAGCTGCGCGGTGTACGTGCGCGCCTTGAAGAGCGCATACACGTCATGCGGGCGAGCGGGCGCGTGATCTTTGCCCCACTCCTGTTCCATCGCGTAGATGTACAGATGCTTGGGGTCGATCACGTAGCAGCTATTCACGAACGCGCCGCCCAAGTCATCGAGACTCGGGTCGTACTGGAACACCAGATCGTTGTAGCGAATGTCCGCTACCGCGATGTCGGTGCTCGCCGGACGGCTCCAGCCCGCGTCCGTGTAGTAGCCCTTGTCACGGAGCTGCTTCACGAGCGCATCGAGGAAGCCCGATCCTGCGAACGCCTTCGTCGGCTTGCCGCCGTAGCGGCGAAGCTGGCGCATCTCCGAATGGATCACGTTCGGCAGTTCGGTCGTCGCGACGGGCCATGTCGCATAGCGGTTTCTCCACCACGTATTCGTCGCGCGGTCGAGACCGCCCGTGACACCGACAGCCGGTGTCGCCGTGATGAAATAGCGAGCGCCGATGAAGCCGAGCGGGTCTGCGGTGCCGTCGCCCCAGAACATCGTGTTGAGAGACTTCATGGTGATTTCACCGAAGGTCTCAACCTTGTCCTGCATGATGTTGGTGATCGCCGTCACCTCACGCTTGCTGTGCTTGCTGGTGTTCTCGCCGAACGCGGAATCCGTGACGGAGATGCCGTCGATCTTCAGTTCGGTGAACGTGCAATTCCAGCCGGTGTGAACCTCGCGCCACGGGTACTTCACACGCTCGATGCCGGCGATGTTGCCGTATGCCACCGGATCGTCATGCGTGAAGCCACGCAGCGAGCCAGTAGGCGGAACGGCCGCGCCTTCAAAGCTGTACTTACCCTTGACCGGGATGGTGATGTCGCCCTTGCCACCGGGGAACGTCTTGCGTGCCCCTTCGAGCGCGGCCAGGAGCGGTTTGTCCTGGATGCTCTGGGGCAATGGCTGCCCCTTGAAATGGAAGTCGAGAGCGGCGTTAGCAATGCTTGCCAGCTCCGACGCAGTAAAAGCCATGTGTGCAGCCTCCGAGCGAGGCCGACCGAACTACCCGCCCAGCGCGTTCTCTATTGCTTCGCGCATGGACTTGGGCTGTGCCTCGGCCGGCTTGTTGAGTCGTCGGCCGACCGTTGGGCTGGATATGGCACGAGGCTGCGGTCTGAACGCTTGGAGTCGCTTTGTCACGGTGTCGTAGGCTGATTTCGCCATTCCCCGCGCATCTGCGACCGTCGTCGGAACGCCATGCTTCGTGACCAATGCCGTCAACGCATCGACCACCATGTCGTGCTTTTCCGGCGTGTAGTCGGGGTCGGAGGCTTTCAGTTCTGCCTGATACGCATTGACTGAATCATGAATCTCGCGCGTTCGCTGCGCGGTGCTGGTTCGCTCGCGTTCCGTGGCTTCCGCTTGGTTGCGGGTGCGGTCGAGGTTGGTCGTCGCGCGTAGCTGCGCTACCTCTTTCGCCGTGGCG